AGGGAGGTAGACTCTCCATCCATTGAAGTTATTCGGTGCCCTGTCGCTTTACGAAAGAAGCGGCATGGTGTTAGGATCAGGTAGCCCCAAACTCCTAACCGCGAGCGGTGGCGTGGGCAAAGTGTTCTTACTGGGGGCTATCAACTCTCATGTGATCGGTAAGACGCTATCCACCGCACCTTTACCCAAACATCCAGAATGACACTGCGCCGATGGCGGTAGCTGTCAGCAAAAATCCCGCGATCAACCCCATCATCACCCACGCCGCTCCGATCAGGATCGGTCCCGTCAGATCACTTCCCATTTTCAAACTCCAGCAATAAGTCAATGTAGTGTCTTGCTTTTAACAAGTCATCAGCACCACCCTTGTCACGCCAGCGGGTCACATACTTGATCACGGCGTGTTCGCAGATTCCCAAACCATTTTCCAGCGCATACTCCAGCGGCTGTATCTTGAACCGCTTGTAATGATCCCCGCCTACTTGCTCATCAAAACTACTCACCTGCTTTCCCTCAGTCTTTTTAATGGATTGCGTCCACCCGCCAAGCGCCGGTCAGATATCCAATCCAACCCCTCCTTCAGCGTGCCCATTTTCTTGGCGTCCAGAGACACGTCCCACCCATGCAGAACGACCTCCTCCACCAGATACTTGTGATACGGGCCGAACCGCTTGCTGATTAGGTCCAGCGTGCGCCCGTAACGCATCAGCGACTCTGTGGCGATGGCGTCCTTGGCTCGCTCACCGGATGACGGCTCAGAGCTAAGGGGCTTGGTGTATAGCCCCGCCTGCAACGCCTGACTCATGATGTATTCAGCGGCCTGATGTTGCGACAAAGAAATCAGACCGTCCATGAGATACCTGTCGATCAGCGTCTGATCCATCACCTTGGCCCGAGGCATCGTGCCGCCCTCGACCATCACGGCGTGGCGTTTGTAAATTTCTTTCGTGCCGAGGTCTGTGTGTGACTTGTCAGACATAAGGATGCTCCCCGGAAAACTGGAAAAGCTGGGCAAACTGGGCAAACTGGAAAAACCGGTCAAACCGGCACCCGTCACGACTAGAACTCATCAAAATCCTCCCAACTCCGGTCAACTCCCTTGATCGTCTTGATCTCTACTGGCGGAGACCAGTCGTGATATCTACCGTTTGACAACTCATATGTAAGACACGCAACTCCCTGCTGACCAGTCCACTTGAACCTCGACTTCCAGCAATGTATCTCAACGCAGTCCTCCGCTCGGTGAACGGTGATGCCCAGATCTGCCTTGGCAAACCATGCCGCCGAACCGGAAATGTTCATTCCCTTGGGCACTGCATAGGTGCCGTCTTCACGGGGATACATCTTCTGGGGGTGGGCGACAAACCAGACATGGATGCCGTGGGCCTTGGCAAATGCGGTGATCCGACTCAGCATTTGACTGATGCCGTTGTGCTCTTCTGTGCCTGTTTGCTCAATATAGTTATAGGGATCGATAATCAGCCCCCGCACACCCAGACGCATAACCGCCTGCTTGGTGCGCTCAATGACGCTGTCGATGGTGCTCATGCCGCCATCTTTTGACTCCAGAAATACAAAGTGATCATTGATAAAGCTGACCGCCTCATCCAGCTCTTCCTCTGTCATTCTGGCGCCAAGCCCGTCATAAAACGGCTTGCCAGACACCTTCTCTGCCAGCTTGGCGATGTGCATATGCGGCGGGTTTTCAAACGAACACACGGCGAACTTCCATGACTCGCGCTGGGCCAGATTCACCATGATCTGGTCAATGAACTCAGACTTACCCGAACTCGGCATTCCCGTGACGATAGATAACTGCCCCTCCGCTATGGTGAACAACTCATCGATGGTGGGGAAACCGGTGGACGCCCCACGACCGTGTCCGTTGGCGTAGATGTCTTTGATGTCATTCAGATATTCTGACGCACCGTAGACTCCGGACAGCGGAACTGGCTCAGGGTTATCGAAGAGTCTGCGTGTTTCTTCTGCACCTAACTTGTCAACAGCATCGTTTGCATCCTTCGTGCCCTCGGGGAACTTGACCCGCCAGCACTTGGCTCGACCCACTCGACGGGCAATCTCCTCTGCCAGCGCCTCGCCTGCCTGATCGCTATCAGTCGCCAGAATAACGCGCTTGACACGCTCCAGACGCTCCCTCTCCTCCCAGATATACGAGAACTTGTTGTCCTCCTCCGGAGAGACCCGATTCTGGCTTACCTTGGCGGGGGCACCATTTGGGCAGGAAACGGCCTTAATTCCAACGCTAGCCAAGGCAATGACATCACACTCCCCCTCGACTATCGTTAAATCCTCGTCCGTTTCCTCCACGTTTTCTATGCCGTAAAATGATCTTGGGGCGCCATCGCAGAGAAATCCCTTGCCCTCAACAGATCGCCACTTGATCGCTGTCGGGTTTTCCCGTGGCCCGTAAATGAAACCCACTGCTTCCTGTTGAGCGCCGTTGAAATATTTCATGCCGGTGGTCATTGCTGGTAACCCCTCAAGGGTATCCAGATGCACGTTACGCGCTCCAAAAAAATCCTGTATCAACTGCACGTTGTAATTTAATTGCGTGGGTATCTTTACTACCTTCTCCATGTGGGCCTCGTAAAATTTTTTGCGCCGCACAGCACCCGACAAACCACAATGATGGCAGTGGTAAAGGTTACTGTCTGGCTTGATTGTGATTGAAAATGTTTTTTGGTTTTTCTTCTTTCGCTGATCGCCACAATCGGGACACCTCACTCTGGCGTCCGTGTTGTAGCTCAGAACGTAGTCTTCCAGCGCATCCATAATGCTTGCCTACCCCCTTTTTTTGTGATATGAGTAGACCCTAGAACTGTCCTAGACTAGAACAGTACCAGCTTAGAACATTACTATTTATATATACTTAGTAATGTACTAGACTAGGACAGTACTAGTGAATGAACCTCCTTGAGTCTCGCCCCCGCCCATCGGGGGCATTTTTTAAACACTAGACGTCAACTCTTCCATCACCATTTTGGCGACGACTTTCTGCTCAGTTTTACTGAGTAGTAACATCTCATCCAGAGCATCCTGCAACCCAGACGGAAAACCGGCGATGTCGCAATGCATCAGGAATGCTGGGGATTGTAAATACTTGACGGCGTCTTCTTTTTCTTGCGGCTGTGCGCCAACGAGATCACGAATCGCTTGGAATATTACCTTGCTGTAAACCGTCTTGTAGATATCGGACACTGATTTCTGCCCTCGGGTTGTCTTTATCAACCCCGCCCCAAATTATGTGCTTCTCTTTAACCTGCCTGTCGTTCTTGTATATTGGGCCTTGCATGCAGTCCAGTATCAGAGATTCGTCAAGGTCAGGCCGTCTGCTAGCATAAAAGATAACGATGCGCACCGCCACATCTTTCTCGACTGGCGGCTCAATTTTCCTGCATTGCTTCTGAAATGACTTGACATAGTCGAGCGCTTTTTGTGATTTGATAAACAGCGGGCGGCCACTCTTACTCTTAACAAGTCTACGGCTATTTGCTTTGCTACACGGCTCGCCATGAATCACCATCTCTACGATATTGTTTGACATTTCTTTCTTCCCGCTATTATCATTGCGACTGGTTCACAACGAGGACCGATCCATGAGCAAAATGGGACGCTACGTCTACCAACTTCAAGAATCTGAAGAGAGAGAGCTGTATGATCAAGATCGAACAGAACATTCCAATCCCGCAACGCACCCGCTTGCCAGAGTTACCATTTTCGGAGATGGAGATCAACGAATCATTTCTCGCTCCTGTTATGTCAGACGACGCCCGACTTGTCCAAGCGTTACGCCAACGAGTGGTGCGGTTCCAAAGGCGCAACCCCCCGAAAAAATTTAGCGTAGTGCGAGACGGCGAACAGATGCGAGTGTTTAGAATCCAGTGAGAATAACCAACCACACAAATCTACCGGAGCCTGTTTATCAGGCGCTGACCCACAGCGATTACAGCCGTGGCAACAGCAATCGATCCGTCACTCAACTGATCGACTCTCCGCGTGTGCGCATTCTCAAAGCCGAGCATGATGGCGTTATTGAGGAGGATGCATCCGACATGGTCTGGTCTGTGCTTGGCACCGCAGTCCACAACATGTTTGAAAAGCATCAACCGGACGGCCACATCGTGGAAGAAAGGCTGTTTGCCGAGATCGATAACTGGCTTATCAGTGGCGCCATCGATCTGCAACGCTCCGAGGAAGATGGCACCGTCACCATCCTTGACTACAAATGCACGTCGGTCTGGTCAGTCATCTACGGCAAGAAGGAGTGGGACAAGCAACTCAACTTCTATGCTTGGCTAGTCGAGCAGAATCACGACGCTGAGGTGTCGGCGCTGAACATTGTGGCGGTCCTGCGTGATTGGCAACGCAACAAGGCCGGCGAAGCTCATTACCCGAAAGCGCCTATCGTGATCGTGGATATCCCGCTTTGGAGTAAACAAGACAGGGATAGCTATGTCCGTGAACGGGTCCGTTTGCACGACGAAGCGGAATTCCTGCGCCTGACCGGCGAGCCATTACCCCTGTGCTCTGATGAGGAGCGGTGGAAAAAGGCTGACCAGTTTGCCGTCAAAAAGGATGGCAACAAGCGAGCGCTGAGGGTATTTGACTCAATGGATGAGGCGCGTGAATACGCAGAGGGGAAAGATGATTTGATTGTCGAGACCAGAGAGGGCCGGTACACCAGATGCGAGGATAACTGGTGCCGTGTTGCTGAGTGGTGCGACCAATGGAGGGAAATATGCGTGAGT